AACATTTCCAGCACCTGTAGTATTTGCATCTAAAGTTCTAGCTCCTACTGCTGTATTATCAGAACCTGTTGTATTAAGTAAAAGTGAGTTCATACCAACTGCTGTGTTTCCAGAACCAGTGGTTAATGTAGTTAATGCCTTACGCCCTAAAGCTGTGTTTGCATCACCAGTTGTTAGGTCATCAAAAACTTCATATCCAAATCCTGTGTTATTGTCAGCACTAGATAATGTGCCTGTACCAGCATCATTACTGATAAGCATACTTTCACTAAAGTTAGTTATGTTTGAGGATATGCCTACACCATTTATTGTGCTTGTAACTGCTAGAGTTCCACCAAAAGTTGCATTACCACTTAAATCTAATGCACCATTCATGTCTATGGTTGTGGCGTTTATTTCTATTTCAGTATCAGAAACTAAATCTAATACTCCGTCTGCTGATTGATGTATGTATGTGCCTGAATCACCAAACTGTAATTGTCTTGTGCTATTTAATAGTAAACCTGTATCAGCAACGTGTGTAAGAGTGGTGTCTGTATCTGTACCAAAACCTAATACTGAGGCATCAGATAATAAAGTTAAATCGTCACCAACAAAAAAATCACCTGCTACATTTAAATCTGTAAATGCATCTGTCATAGCTGCACCAGAGCCAGCTCCGTCAGAATATACAGCTTTTACATGACCTGCTGGTATAGTGACATTAGCTCCTGAGCCTTGAGATATAATTATATTTTGTGATCCTGATGTAGCATTTTCTATTAGCCAAACCTTAGAAACAGTATTTGGTCCAATAGTTATCGTACAAGCACTATCAAGTGTGCCTGTATATTTTAAATACAATGAACGACCTGGATCAGTTGATCCATCCGCTATTGTTGTTGTATGAGTATCAGCATTTGTAGTTATAGCTTCTGTGCCATAACTAAAAGCTTCTGCAATTAATTCTAAATTGGTATTCGTAGAAGTACCCCAGGTACCGCTTTCGTCACCTGTTGCAATTTCTTTAAGTCTTAAATCATTTACATATGTTGCCATAAATTATCCTTTCTTACGCCACCTCTTGATAGTTAGCATCTTGAGATGTATTTATATTACTATAGTTTGGTGTTTGTGTTGTCGATATACTTGAATAGCTAGGTGTTTGTGAATCATCGACTAATCCCCAAACATTTACTCCTTCTATTTCTCCAGTAGCAAATACTCCTGTTGGAATAGTAACTGCTTTAGCTACAACAGTTATACTTCCTAAGCTACTTGTTGCATCTAATCCTGTAACTTCTAAAACATTATTAGTAGATAAACTTATACTTCCTAATGCAGAAGTTCCTGCTAATCCTGTAACTGATACATTAGCTGCTGCGGAAACTGATTCATCACCAAGTGTTCCTACTGAGGCAGAGCCTGTAACTCCTGTTACAGCTGCTCCCATAGTCATTGCATTACCTAATGCAGAAGTAAGACCAAAACCAGTTGCAGATGTATTAGCATCCGCTGCTACTGTTTCGCTTCCTAATGCAGAAGTTCCAGCAATTCCTGTTGCAGAAATATTAGCATCTGCTGTTATTGTTTCTGAGCCTAATGCACTTGTAGCTGATACACCAGTTACACTTACATCTGCTGCTGCAGAAACTGTTTCGCTACCGAGTGCAGTTGTTCCTGAAACTCCAGTAACTTCAACAGGTATAGGTTCGCCAAAGGTTAATTGACCCCAGGTACCTCGACCCCAACCTGTTACGTTTGCCATTTTACGCTATTCTAATAATAGCATTTGAAGCATCAGCTGTAGGAAATTGAATTGTAAAATCTCCAGCAGTAGATGTTTTATCTCCTCCGAAATCTAAAATACAAACAGCTGGATCACCAGAAGCTGAATCATTAAAGATCATAGCTCCTCTTGCAGTTACAGTAGCATTTGAAAAAGTCAAATCTGCAAAATCTGTAAGTGCAGTTGTTCCTGATGTAGAAGGATCAACTCTAGTTAGAGATGCTCCTTTAGCAGTATAGTTTGTACCAGATACTTCATTAGAAGTAGTGTACGCAGTTGTAGAAGCACCAAGACTAGCTGAACTTGTATAAAGTGCTAGATTAAAAGTGCTGCCACCTGAGTTTTTAAAATTGTGTACAGCTTCTAATAATTCTTGTTTAAAAGATGTGCACATTGCTTGCGTTATCGCCATTATATTCTCCTTACAATATCAGCCATATCCTTATGACCTTGTTTCTCTAATAAACCAGCTACAGTAGCTCTGTCGCTTAATATAGCTTGTTTTATATAAAGTAAAATTAAATTTTCTATAGATGATTTAAAAGCTTTAGCTTGTGCTTGCACCATTGGATCAGCATTATCGCTTATTGCTATAAGTCTCTCTACTATTCTTTCAGTCCAATATTCAGGACTAAGACCTTTATTCTGTGTTGTCTTTACATCAACTGTACCTATTTCTGGTTTTATGTCTACATTTAACATTAGCTTCTACCTATTCTTTGACTATCATCTCTATATGAATCTACTTTATTATCACCCTCTCCTAAAGTTTTTAATCTAGCTAAAGCTTGATCATATCTTTTTTCGTAGGTTGCCATAAGATCAGGCTCTCCTTTCATGTAGGTATAAGCTTCTACTAAGCATCCATACAACAATGCATTCTCAGCATTAGTAGACAACCATGTAGTTCCTGAATCAGAACCAGCTGTTAGTGAATCTGGTTGATAGAAATAATGTAGCTCTACTGTATAACCAGAACCTGGTGTTGGTCCAACAATAAAAGATGTATTATCAAATAAAGCATAATGCTTTGGTACTCCTGTAGTAGAAGCATTTGGATAAGCCTCTCTTACAAAATTAACATCTTTAAATAAAAGAAACTCTTGTGAACTAGAGTTTGTAATACTTAAAGAAAAGTTATCTAAAAAATCTGTTGGTGTTGATAGATATTGATTACCTGATGTCAAATTTCCTGTAACATTTTTTCTAAATACAGGAAGCTTAACTGTTTTAAGTATTCTTGTTTCTGCTTGCTTAATTATTGTAGGCAAGTCTGCTACAAAAGTAGCTTCTGTATTTTGTAAATAATCTTGTATTAAACTTTTTAATTCTGAGTATGTCATCCTATTGTAATTTTTACATCTCCTATATTGCCTCTTAAGACTATGCCACTGCTATTAACAGGATCAAAGCCAAAGTAAACAGTTGAATCTTTTTCTCCGCTATCTGGTCTTGCATTAAATAATGCTTGTGAATCAGAGGTATTTAGTTTGCCTACTTGATATTGTGGTTGATCTGGATCAAAACAATTACTACAAACTCTTAATCCATTTCTAGTTTCGTTTTCTACTTCATACTTAAGCTCATTAAGCTTATATGAAAAACCACATCTATCACATATACCTAGTGCTTTTGAACCTACTGCATAAGACATTTTTAATAAACACTTCCACCTGGTACAAACTTTACTGCTGCTCTTTCTCTATCAGCATCAGAAACTTCATCCCATAGCTCCATGTATCTTTGCCTAATCATGTTAACTCTATTCTGAGCTTCAGGTTCTTTACAGGCTATATTATATGCTAGTGCATAAGTTAAGCATGGAAGATATCTTGCTGGTACATCTGCATTATTACTTGCAACACTACCTGCATCTTCAATTCTTTTTATGTAGTCATAAACTAAAGTATATGTTTGTGCATCATCAGGCGTTGACCATAAAACTATATTAATACCACCAGTACCTTTATCAGCATAAAACTGAGTAGGCTTTGACCTAGATAGTTTCTTTGCTTGATGGTTGTACTGTGTTCTAGATATTCTAGTAAGTTGTTGATCAAACTGTTTATCAGTATCTCCAGAATCTGTTCGTATAAAAGCATCAACTATCTCTAACGCAGAAGTTTCTGCAGCATAGCTGCTAGTGCCTGCAGTTAAAGCTTGAGTTGCTTGTTCTATCTTCCAAAGGTTTAAGCCTTTGTTTTGCCATTCTAAAAATATAAGATTTAAAGCACGTCTTGCAGTTCTATAATCATAACCAGAACGCATAGTAAGACCGCATAGTTCATATGCTTCTTCCATGATATCTGATAAATCTAGATTAAATGTTGTTGTACCGCTTGTTGCCATTATTTAACACGCACCTTTTTTCATAGATGATTTACCACCTTTTCTATATTTTTTTATACGTAACTTTCTTTGAAATCCTTTAGCCATTAAATACCTCTAATTAACATTTCCATCTTCTACGAGCCTGTCTTATTCTTGAGTTAGGATCATTTCTAGTTTTAGCTGAACTTCTTTTCAGCTGTCCTAAAGACCTAGCACAATAAGACTTTCTGCGTTTTGCAGCCTTACTACCTTTCTTAACTTTGCCTGTTACTGCTGTTTTTAACTTTGATCCAGGATTTGCTTTGCGATATGCACGCACTCCTTTAGCAGTCATACCAGCACCAGACTTAGTAGGTCGGTAGTTAGCACCTTTACCTTTTGTAGTTTTAGGTATAGGTCTTTCTCTTTTGGCTCTAGACATTATGCGTAATTATTAAATTACCCAAATGTTTTTTTAACGTAGTCTTGGTAAGAAACAACAGCTCCGCCACCTTTCATTCCTCTTCTACCTTCAGCATCCATTTTCATAGGTACTTTAGGGTTAATTGGTCTTTTTCGTGGTACTGGTCTACCTATTAATCTAGGAGGTTTTGGCATATAGTCACTTCCCCCTCGAATTGGATTACCAATAGGTCTGCCTGGACGTCCGCCTGCACGCATTTTTTTTACTTTGCCTACACCGCCTACTGCCATTTTCTTTTTCTTGTTTCCGTATTTCATAATTTATCCTTATCTTTGTTGTAAAGAACAGAAACTTAACCTATAAATAATAAAACTTAAAGGTTAAGCACTGTATCTTTGTTAATTATTATCCTTTCTTTTTTGGTCTTCCACGCTTTTTAGCAGGAGCTTTCCCTGAAACATAAGCTTCATTTATATCTGGAGTAGATAGATCATCTGCTTTATAGTGACCTTTACTGTCTCTAGCTCTTTTCTCTGAACCAGATAACTCAGCGTGTTTACGTTGAGCATCCTCTAGATCAGGATCAGGACCAAAAACAGGTCTTAGAATACCATCATCTCCTTCTGCCAATACAAAGTATTGTGCTGGGAAATTACCATTTTCTGAAATAAAATATTTCATATTGCTCTCCTTAATCAGAATACACTTTAACCATTTCTAAAACAATAGAATAAGTGTCTCCGCTTGAATGACCTTTAGTAGTAAACAGAACATCTCCTGTTTTACCACTACCTGCGTTATTTGGAAGTCCTCCAAAATCTCTGAAGTCCATGTGTCCATTGCTGCTTTCAGCTAGTTCCATTAAAAGAACATTAGATGAAGCATCTAAAAACACTTGAACAGACATACCAACAATGGCATGGCTTATACGCATTACTCTAACTTCTGAACAGGATACACCTGCTGCGTTAGCTGCTAAGGCAGAAACATCTACCTTAGCTACTGCGGATTCGCCAGTGCCATCACTGACATTGGTAAACTTCATAACACAGTTTCTTTCACCATCAATAATGGTTTGTGAAGTTACTGCATCAGCCATAATTTACTCCTATTAAGATTGGTCAGTAAATGCTGGAGCATCTGCACCTTCTTGATTACCCCAGATATACCAGTTGGTTGAATCTTTGGCTAGTATATTAATTTCAAATATACCAAAATCAGTCAAAGTTAATATAGAGTTTGAGTTACCATCAGAATATACAGATACATTGTCTGCATTTGAATCTAAGTGAACAATACCACCTATATAGAAGTTAGTGTCTGAACCTGTATCAATGATAAGGTTTTCTGTTTCTTCTGCTGCACCACCATAGATAATTTTAAAATAAACTCCTGCTGATGGTGAAGGAAGTGTTAGTGTGCAGTTTTGACCTAGTGCTGGAACTACTGATATCCTGCCACCATGTGCTGCTGCTGTTAATGAAATAGCTGCTGAATCAGCTAATGCTACAGGTGCTACTTGCATCCCTGAACCATCTAAAGTAAATGATGTAGATACTGCTCCTGTACTTGAGTTTGTTGAAATGACCTTAAAGCCATTTTCAGACCTTACTGGTCCATTAAAAGTTGTATTTGCCATTTTTCCTCCTCGGAAAATAAATCTATCATCTTGGCTTGTCTGCTAGGGCAGTTGATAGATAGGTTAATGAAATCCCTAGATATGAAAAGAGGGGAGCAAAAGCTCCCCTACAAATTTTAGCTTGAACCTGGTGAACCCCAGATACCTAGCGGATCAGATACTCCAAATGAATATCTTTCTCTAGCTTTGTATCTTACGTTTCCAGTGTCAAAGTCTCCGTCCATGCTAGTCACCATTGGTGCTCTAACAAAATGCTTCATGCCATCAGGCACATCAGTGATTAAGAAGAAAGCATTAGTATCAGTTAAATAATGATTAACTGAATAGCCTTCTGGTATAACACCATTGTTTCTGATTGCATTGACATCGTTATCAGCAGAACTTGGCTTGTATTCACTCTCTAATAGTCGAGTTGCTACAAACTGAAGATCAGATGGAACAATTAATTTCTTAGGTCTAGCTGCGATCTTAAGACCTCTTTCATCAGTCCATTTACCGATTTGAATTACTGCATCTTCTAAAGATGTTTCATTTAAGTCAGCACCTGTAACTGGTCTGTTAGAGTTCTTGCCGCCATTGACCAATGGGTGTCCATCTCCACCAGTAACACCATCACCACTTGCTGTAAATAGGTTTACCCCATCTCCAGATTGGAATGAATTACTGAAGCCGTTATTTAACGGATAAGCTGATTTGACTTGCTTTGTGTAAGCCATAGCTCTTGCTAAAGCTTTTGTGTATCTAGCAGATAATGAAACATAAAGATTATCTTCCATCGCCTCCTCAGTAACACTAAAGCCTAAAGCAATAGTTTCGTGTGTATAACGAGCAACAAAAGATTCTTGTGCAACATCGTATGATATTGAAGCACCTTCATCTTTTACTGGAGCTGCACCAAATCCTGAAAGTTTTAGTTCCTCTTCAAATGATCTATCAGAGTTTTCGCTTGCATAGATTTGTTCATGCTCATTTTCGTAATTATTGTACTCTTCTCCAAACAGTGCATTAAGTCCTGGAAGGAGTTGTTTTAATTCGTTAGCTCTTGAAATAGCTGCCATAATATTCTCCTATTAACCTATACCTGTTGTGTTTAATAATTGATGTCCTACATTGAACATCACTAATACGTCAGTGTAGCTATCGCCAATTTCACTATCTGGACCTTCGACAAAGTCAACGATCTTTAAAGGTAGTGTATTGGTAGTAGCTGCTGTACTTCCGTCTACTGCGTTTTTGCTCACACCTATTGAAGTTGATCCTGCAGTTTGCACAACAGCGACATTCTTTCCAAGATCATCTTGGGAAAGAGATTCGTCTGATTGCATTTGCATGACCAAGAATGGGTCTGACGCAACATAAGCCACAATGTCACTCGCTGCTGTTGAAGCAGGGAATTGATTGTTTGTCGTAAATTGACCTGTTGATGGATCAGTATAGGAACATCCTAAGAATACACCAATAGGTGTACAAGCAGTAGTTCCAGTATCTTTTTGTATTGTAGTATTTGGATTATCATCCGCCCACTTTACAAAGTCTCCATAAAATATAGCAGTACCATAAGCACTTTTAATTTTATAGTGTGTGACTTTTGCATTATACGCACAAGACACTAATGATCCAACAGGTCTAGCTCCCATAGGAGCTGCTGATGAAGCCATAGCTTCCTCCTTCTGTTAAATAAAAATTGTTAATCTAACAAGACTAAGAATCTTTACCAAAGGTTGTTTTTGATTTTCTTTCAAAAACTTGTTTGGTAGCCATTCTAGAATCTTGATCCTTAAAATATACGTTATCTACAGATTCCATTTGATTTTTTGCCACATCTTGAAAATATGCGTCTCTGGCTTCCGCCTTTTCTTTTGGCATCTTACATAACAATTGTCCACCAATTTCTAAATTTCCTTTATCCGCCCATTCAGATTTATAGTCCATCATATGAATATGTAATTCAGGATGATCCTCTGCTCTGCATGGTTGCCAACCTTCTCTGAATTTTTTAGAAACATTAGGATTATCAGTGTTACCTAATAAACTTGTTCTAATCCATCTAAAAACCCATCCTGGTTGTGGATCAGGGTTTGGTAAATTGGAAGGATTCTCCCAACTTTCTACACGTTGAGTAACCTCTCGGTCTTCTGAACCCCTAGGGGTACGCACTGGTTCTGTTGTTTCAGTTTCTGCTACAACAGCTTCTTCGTTTATTTTTACTTCTTCTGTCATTATGATTCCTTAAGTAATTGTTTTGCGTATTGCTCAGGCGATATACCAAGTTGACGTGCTAATTTCACTTGCGTCTGAGTTAAACGTACATTGCGAGGATTTTTGTTAGCTCCACTGTTCCTCGTTGCGGGAGCTACGACATTCGATGGCTGTCGTTTTTCTTCTTCTATCTGCACCTCTCCTCCAGCTTCCGCTTGTTGAGGTACACCAAAAAAACTTGGAAATTGTTCTTTCATGGCTTCGTCTACTTTGCCAT